TTTATTATCCTCATGAGGATAAATGAAAATTAAGTACTTACACAAAATTTAGAACAGTCTCGATATTGTTTTTTCAGGGTATGAAAAAGGGGATTAAATCCCCTTTATGCCGTATGTTTTAATTTTCTACTGTGAAAAAAATCAATCACATCTGATTTTCTATATAAAACCTTTCTTGTGCCTTCAGGTTTCATAAATGGAATACCACCACCATCACAGCGCTTTAGTTGCAACCATGGTAAAGATACCTCAAACGTGATTGCGATAGTCTCTGGAGGGAAAGCTGCATCAATAGGTGAAGCCCAAAATTTAATAGCTTCTGCTGCTTTTTGCTCAACCGACATTCTATCTAATTTCGTTAAACGAGCCATTCAAGACACCTCCTTCAAACTTTCCATAACCGAACCCGATAAAATTGATTTGTGATTAATCTCTAAAATCTCATCAATGCTTACGAAAAACGGAACATCATCAGTAATGTCATTACCTACAATTGTGTTAGGGCTATCAATTCGTCGAACAACGCCAGTAACCACAATCACTTGACCTAAAAAGTTTTCAAATTGAGCTTTGATCGTATCGCCAATTTTAGGAACAGGTTTCTCAATCACAATTTCTCTCCCAAACTCACATCAAAAGGCAATTTCATATCAACACTCGACTGATCATTGCGCATGACGTAATCGTTGAAAATTTCATATGCTAAATCATTTTCTTCGCTGCTTAACTGATAGCCAATACCACCGATTTTACGAGCTGCTAAAGATTCAAGAAGGTCTTTAGCGAGTTCTAATTTCTCAATCATGACTTTGCTCCTGTGCTTCGATAGCAAAATACTCATTGATTTCACATGTCAGGGTGTGCGCATAACCTCTTGCTTCAAAACACTCAGGACAGCCGTATTGCTCTGCATAATTAGCCATATGCCCCCACTGGTTTAATTGATCAACAGGCACCAAAACAAACCATTCCGGCACCGCTTGAGCTTTGGCATCCCATCCAGCACGGAACGTATCCCAGTGCTCATTAAATTCATCGACCTGATTTGTCATTTCAAAATCAACAGCAACATATTGTTGTAATTCTTCATCAAACTTAAAAGACCAGTCGGGATTTACATTGTTTGATTCTTCGAACGCTTTTCTTTGAATATCCATCACGCCACCTCAGCCTTTTCACTTAATTTTTCGATAAATTCTTTACCAATAATTAGCCAGTGATTTAGAAAATCGAACCACAACAACTGACAACTTTTATTCATTCTGCCGTCTCGCCAAATCACAATCTGTCTGCGACCTTTCGGCATTTTCGGATTAATGCAGGTCATTGAGTAATCCGCATTCATCTTTGCTTTATAGCCAATCACTGACAGAAACATGAAAAATACATCTTGCAAATTTTTAGGGATTTTTTTCATGCGGCTTTCACTCCCTTGCTACGTTCAGCAAATAGCTTTGCGTAGTACTCCTGACAATGCGGAATCTTGTCCTTTATTTTTTGAATAATGGTTTCATCGCGCTCAATAACCACAGTTGTTAAACGCTCACGAATATCAATTCGCTCAACCATATCGATCAACTGTTCCCGATCATCCCAATCCTTTGTTAATTCAACTGGTGTAGGGAATAGCCAAAAATCAATAAATCCACTTTCGAATTTTATTTCTTTACCAAAGGTTTTTAGGTGCCAGTCTTCATAAGCCATGAAATAGCCATGCAGCTGAACGTCATAGCCAGCTTTCTTAACCTTGTCTATTGCTTCATCCATGAAAAAGGGGTGTGTGCCAATATCCCAAGTACATTTGGTATCACCGATGGTTGGAGTGTTTAATTCTAGGATGTCGCATTCACCAGTAATCAGATCTGTATTCACTCGACCTTCATGTTTTTTAAGCTTCTTAAAACGCATCTTTCCAGACATCTCAATTGCCAAATCTTCAAGCATGTTCCCTTTTGCGGTGTACTGGTTACCAGTGAATGAGCGAAAACCATAAAGGTCTTCTTTCACAGTGTCGCGAATAGTGCTTTTAGCAGTATCTGAAAGCGACATGGTCTTAAGGTGCTGTACTAAAGCCTCTTCTTCATTGGTGCGCTTTNNTTCTTGCGAACGACCGTGTTGATTTCGTCATTTCTTAGCTCACTGGCAATGCTTTGAGCATCACCAATAAGCTTATGTAAAGAAGAGCAGCGGAATAGTTTCATTATTGAGCCTCCACTGCGACACGTTGCGCATCTGTCAGGGTGTAACCATCAAGAATGTATGATTTTTCAATAGCATTAACATTAAGTTGCTCAAGAGCTGCATTAAACTCATCATCACTTAGAGTAGGCTTTGGTGCTTCTTGAGTGGTTTTTTCATGCTTGATATCAAACCAGTCGGATGCTTGACTCATGCCATCTTTAATACTGGTGCCAATCTTGATGAGTGATACAACCTGAGCAGGGGAAATAGCTTCAATTCGACATTGAATACGCTTCTCAACCGCCTCTTTAGTTACACTGTATTTCTCAAAAGACTTAAGAAGTTTTTGCACACCTTCAGGCGATGTATCAGCAGAGGCTTGAATGGTTTGCTCACATTGAGCAACAGCAGCATCAATCACATCACCTGGTATCACACCTAAAATACATGCGCGTAGACGACGAGCGCCATTATTCGCAACAAGCTCGTAGATATCGCGTGGATCTGTTAGGGCATAACCACCTTGGCGCGTATGTCTCCAGTGGCGAACTTGGAAAACTTTAGTTTGGCGAGTATTAGTCTCAACATCCCAAGCAAAAGCCTCTACAGTGGATTCGCCATTTTCAGTAGATAACTCACGAATACCGAATTGAATATTTCCCCAATTCTGTGCCAATGCTTCGGCAAGTCGAATTGATGGGCCTGTGATTGATGTGCCACCTCTTGCATACGAATAGACAGACGATTGAGCCAAGCTCGGACGCTGACAAGCATTCATAATGCGGTCATACGCTTCATTCATGTTGCGTGGAAACTGTTTAGCAATAACGAGAGCAGCCTGAACTTCAGCTACCGCACGTTGACTATCAGCTTGAACCGTAGCCATTGCCTGTGATTGTGGTGCAGATACTGCAAATGGATTGCCTTTCACTGGTGCATTCATATTCTTATTCCTTAATATTCCACTGAAACCAATTTCTTTTCATGTTCTTCAACAGCTGTACACTCAAGCCATTGGTTCATTTCATTAACCTGATCTTCTGTCAATTTAAACGTAGACCCAGCTGGCGCTTCATCAATGTCAGAACGAGTGATTAAAACCAAAGTCCTGTTATCCACTTCGAGTTTTTGAAAACCCGAATCAAAGCCATTTTCAGGATCAAGCTGCGGCTCGAAATAAAGGGAATCGCTTAGCTCTACGGCTTTGATTTCACAATCAATCGAGTAGCTTGCAATCTTGAAAGAGAACTGGACATTGTCTGCATCAATTTCAATGCTTGGTTTGTTGACTTCAAGATCAGGAAAACAGGGTGCAAACAATTCAGGTTTAGCGTGCATGTTCATTGGGCACCTTCAGCAATCGCAGCATTAATTTTTTCAATTTCAAAACGATCTACATACGCATTAATCGTTACGTCATGACGCACCACGTTTAGGATGTCCAAGAATTCCACCGAAGCATCATCAAGCTTGTATTCAACAAAGATTTCATACTCATCAGCTTGAACTTTTGCGGTGCAGTATTCTTCGCAGAACTTATCAACCATCACGTATGAATCACTGGTGATAACGACTTGCGGCTGTTCTTTCGGCTGTTCAGATGAGAAGGCGAATGCTGTGGCAATAACGGCTGTTAAACCGATTGCAAATGTAGCCTTGAATAGATTTGGTTTTATGTTCATAATTACCTCGTTGTGTTGAAGCCCTGATATCCGTCTAAAGTAATCAGGGCTTTTTATTGGGTACGAGATAAATATCGCATTTCCGATATTTATAGTCAATAGGAAATCCGATAAAAATATAGAAAAACCGATATTATTTTTTATTTATGTTTTAATAGACAAAAGAAAACCCATCACAGGGATGGGTTGTTTGGAGTTTATTATGAGTTTGACTGAATCAGAATTAGTAAATATTCGAGAAATGCTGGTTGATATCCAATTAGCATTAAGCTCAAACCATAATACGGTTACTACGGATGATGTGAATGCTCAACCAGACAAAATGCATTGGCGAATTGATCATGCAGAACACCTAGAAAAAACCAATAAAATAGCAAATCTTTTGGGTATTAAACTTTGTAGTTCCCCTCGATGTGCTGATGGCAATAATCAAATAGAAAAAGAGACTAACCCACAGATATTAAAAAATCTCAAGAAAGAACTTGAATCACCTGATCTGCAACCAGAGGTTCGAGAAACTTTGAGCCATGTAATCGGGTGTCTAACAAGCACACAAACAGTGGAGAGTTATTAGTTAGACAAGCTGAAATTGTGGTTGTAATGCTATCTAATGTCAGGTCAGACTTAATAAGATACTGAAAATCAAACACCTGAATTGAGTCAACAGAGATTGCCTTGATTACTCTTTCAAAATCACCGCGATCTATAACTTGAAGCGGATTAAATGTAATTGAATATGCTGCCACGTTTTTCTCCACCCGATCTATTCTAAAGGACTGCGTCGGGTTCGCAGTTTTTATTTATTCAGCCAGAAAAATTGATTAGGGCTATTTATATATTTGAATATTTTTCTATAAATTCGTCTATCCATCCTTGTGCCACTTCAAGGTTGGTTATGTCAGTTAGCTTTAGATTGGTCTCTTCTGCTTCGTTAAAGCCTTCAATAATAGCTTCAAAGATATTTGCTTCACTAATGACCTCGCGTGCCATTTCCGCAGCGTCATAGCTTTGTTTGGCTTTTTTAAGCGAGACTATTTGTTTATCAATTGCTGTGCCAATTTTATCTAATGCCAATTTAAATTCTTGACGATTAATCGTTAGTGCAGTTTTAGATTTATTAAGTGTTGCGATCATTACGCTTTCCTTTTTCAAGAGTTTTTATCATGAACCGTAATTTACTTGATGTTACTTATTCAAATTAGCCATTTATTTCTTCACCCGATTTAATAGCCGCTCGGGTTCGCGGCTTTTTATTCAACTTTTACGCATTTTCTTCTTAGCTCGATATACATAACGAACACAATCAACCACTTCACCGACAAAACGAAAATCTTCATCTAATGGAATAATATTTGGTTTGAATTCAGGATTAAGCGCTTGAAGATATTTTGAACCATCAGTCTCGATAACCAACTTTTTAAAAGTTGCATCATCAAACCTTCTAACCACAATAATGTCACCAGAATTCATATCACTAAACTGCAATGTTGGATCAACAAGTATGTAATCACCTTCCTGAAAATCAGGAAAATTACTCAATCCTTGTACTTTTAAATAAAAGCACTCTTCGCAATCACCATCCGGAAGGGGTAGCCATTCTTCCACTTGCGACATATCAACTGCTTCAACATTAGTAAGTGTTCCAGCTTGCACCCACGAAAGAACAGGAGCCATGCGAACAGTTACAGGCGATACGTTTGATTGCTCAGCTTCATCAAACACACCCTTCTTAAGTTCTTCAGCAGTTACACCTAGCGCATTTGATAGCTCTAAAATAGAACCAGTTGATTTAGCATTTCCTGTTTCCAAATCTGAAATAACAGACTGCTTAACACCTGATTTCTGCGCTAAGTCTTTTTGAGTCATCTTTTTAGCTTTACGTATTTTTTTTAAATTCTCGCCTAAAGTACTCATAAATCTATTCCATCTCTAACTATCGGAATTCTGATACATATTCCAATCGGTTTGGCTATTGTATTAATATCGGAAAACCTATATATTTATTTAAATTATCGGAGGTTCCCATGAATCAATGGCAAAAAATGATCACTGATTTGAAAGAACAGGGATTAACTCAAAACCAAATCGCTGCTGAGGTTAAGTGCTCTCAAAATTACGTGAGTAATCTAGAAAACGGCTTGTGCGGAAAGCGACTTGGGTATGAGAAGGGTAAAAATCTTGAAAAATTATGGGCAGAACATTGCTCGCCAAACGAAGTTGCATAGGTGAATTTATGAGNNGAAATCCATGAGCGAGCAAAAACTCTCGCAATTCTTAAGGGTAAAGATTTAGCCCAGTACCTTGCTTACCTTCTTGAGAAAGAGATCGTAGGTGAGTGGCATGTTCTTAATTTACAAGCAAAATCTTTCGAGCGCTTGGGATTGACAGGGTTAATAAGGGATTTGAGTACGGAAGTGTGGGATTCAGAGGGATCGGAAGGGATTCACATTAATTCAGACAAAGAAAAAGCCTGACGGTCTAGGTCAGGCTTTTAGTTATTCACAAATATGGAATCCATGAATGAAGAATAATTTAGCACAACAGCAAGAGATTGACAACGAAATATCGTTGCATCCATCGACTGCTAAAAAATTAGAGCGACAAGCTATGTCTATTAAGTTTGACAGAGGCTACGTCATGTCAAGCAGGCTTTATCGCTACGAAGTCCGCCCATTTTTGAGTGACGCTGCCAAGAATATTTATGCAGAGCTAGAAGATCGCATTAATGGCTACAAGGATAAGAAAACTGATCACGTGAGCTATTCTCAGCTGCAAGGTGGAAAGCTTGCAGGCTCTAAGAAGTTAAGCACAACTACAGTTGCTAAAGGCTTAAAAGAGTTGCTTGAATTGGGTGTGATTTCTGTCGTTACTGAGAACAGTCGCAAGGGTAATGAATACCAAATTAATGAGGTTTCATTGATTGAGCACTTTAGTAATGAAAGTACCACTTTAGAAACTAAAGCACTACAGAAAGTAAAGCGCCAGCACTTTAGTAATGAAAGCGCTAGCACTTTAGAAAGTAAAGACACAATAGAATTACTTTATAGAATTACTTTTATAGAATTATTAAATAACACCCTTCGGGCTAAAAATCCTCTGCAAGTAAATTTCTTTGAATACCAAGAAATCAAAAAACAGAATCTTCTTGATCAACAAAAATTGGAAGCAGAGCAAAAAGCGAAAGCCGAAGCTGAACGCAAAGAGAAAACTCGTAAATTATCTTTTGACGAAGTTATGGATTTGACCAAAACCAATATCCAAAAACTCTGCACGCCAAATCTTTGGGAACAGTTTGTCACCAACCGTTCTGAATACAAAAAATCAGCACTGACTAAAAATGCTCTCAAGACAATCCATGATGAGTTCAAAACATGGGGAATTGAGAAATCAGATATTTCCTTGAAAACTGCAATCAAGGGCAATCACCAAGGATTATTTGAACCTCGTATTTCAACAAGTGGCAACTTTGGAAATCAAACCCAAGCATCAACTCGAATGTCTGAAATTCAAGAATTAATCGCACAAGAGGAGCAAGGCAATGCAACTTACGGCTTCTAATCAAAACCTTGGTCCAATTAACTCAGCACAGCTTGTTGGTGTGTTTAAAGCGATTGCACCACGTTCATTTGAAAAAACTTTTGATGGTGTGGCTACAGCACAAATCAACACAGCAATGAAAATCTGTATCGATGGCCTAACTCATGATCAAGTGAATTTTGGCTTATCCCAAGTTCGTGATAACGGCTTTTGTCCAGATCCAGCAATGTTCCGCAAGTGGTGTTTGGGTATTACAGGTTTTGGAACTGAGCAACAGCGCTTACAAGATTCATTCAAGGGCAAGCATGCAGCACTGGCAAACATCATCAAATGGGCGGGTGATAACAATCACGCAATCACCAATGCTGAAAAAGAATCGTATGACCGCTGCTATGAAATGTTCACAGCAATTGAGTGGGCCAAGAATGTAGATCGTGCCATGTATTTGGCTTATGAGGCATTCAAAGATAACTATGCTGATGTGGTTCAAGAATTTGCTTTGAGTGGTGTTAAGCAAGCGATTTGGGCTAAGCCTAAGGGNNGATCGAAAGCAAACCTATTACTTTGGTTGCCAAACCTAAATCAATGCTGCCAGAGCAATCACCTGAAGAAAAAGCATGGATTGAAAATCGTACTCGTGAATTAGAGCAAACAGGTTTGAGTTTTCCGAAAGCATTACTTGAAGCTGGAAAAGAGTTCAAGTGTTTAGGGGGTGGGGTGTGACCAGACTCGAACATTTATCACAATTCAGCAATGCGGTGCTCAGTCCTGAATTAAATACATGCGTGATTCCGCTTCCAAAACATGGCTCGTGTTGGGCTATAACTTTCGACCACAACAATAGTGAATTAAAGGCGGATGATATTGCATTCCGTAAAGCATGGTGTGGGCAGCAAATTGCCTTGATTGGTGAGTTTGGTGCAGTGATTGAGGATTTAGCATGAAAAACAAATCAATCCTACTTATCTGCCTACTTGCTTTGATTTTCTTGTGTGCGGTGATGGGTAATTCTGAAAATAATAACTTTGCGTTGGGGTGGTTATGAAAGACCTAAACAAAACTTTGATGTTCATTTTCATGTTGTTTGGCGCTGTTGTTATTCGAATCGGGGGTGGGGTGTGAGTAGCTACGTAAATGTTTTTGAAAATATGTTGTTTGCTTTAAGACAATTTGTTGAGAGTGAAAAAGCACTTAATACAGATGAAATTGCATACAGATTGAGTGTGAGTAGTAGAACTGCTCAGCGTATGACAAAGGAACTAAATGAAAGTGGCTGGCTTGATTTTAAGAAAGTTGGGAAATGCAAACTCTACTTCGCGTCTGATAAAGCAAAACAACTATTTGGGGTGAATGCATGAACTTAATCGAAAAATTGGGATTGGAAAAGTGTCAGGCGATTGTTGAGGGTGCGCACTATCCAGTAATTGGTTATTGCTTGGTTGGTAATAATTGGATTCATAAGCAATGTGAGAGCGCTCCGACCAGATATAGCAATGAAGACAACTCATGGTCAGAAGACTACGCAATTGATTTTGTGTCAATTGAAAACCTCCGCACCGCAATTGCCGACCATGAACACACTGACCACTGCACCGACATCCGCAATCACATTAGCCCTTTGACTGGAGTGATTGAGCGATGAGTGAATTAAAAGAAAAGTACATTCAGTTTTGTTGTGATTTTTACAACGAGCATGCACCTGAAGACAAGCTTTGGTTTGGTCGTATGTATGACGAGTGCCTACAAGAGCATAACAAGCGAAATTCAACCATGTATCGCTGGCAATTTCCTTTGATGATTCTTAAGAGCCAACAAGCCGAAATCGATCAACTGAAAGCAAAAAACACTCAGCTTACACATGCGCTAGTGAATGCGAATGCTGAAAAATCAAAATGGCAGAAAGATTACTGGGGGCAAGTTGAGCGTAGTGCTGAGTATGGCGCGATGCTCATGACTGATCCTGATTCTCTTGAGTTCAAATGCTATCAAAAAGAAAAGCAAAACGAGGAGCTGGTGAAGCAACTTAAAATCCAACAGGTCATTTTGAGTGCATTAAAGCCAAGGCTACATAAAACCGATATGGGTGGTTGCCTTCACTTCAGCACAACTATGTTTCATGAAGGTAAAGCTGAATGCTTTGCTTGTGGTGCAGTTGTGAATCATGAGCGGAAAGTTATTGGAGTAAGGCGAGGTGAGCATGAATAATCATCTATATAAAATTGGTCAAAAAGTTCGTCATGGTTTAACTGGTCGTGATTTTTATATTGTAGGGATTAAGACCTCAAGCTTTCAAATGACTGGATTAACTGAAGCTAGACTTATCGTTCATGAGAATAAGAGCGAGCCATCCCGTAATGGTTATCCGCTTTGGCCATGTCATGTTGAGGTGATTGATGACATCAATCTCACTCGCTGAATATCACAAACAGTATGGCGGTGGTCGCAAGACTGCCACCAAGCGCAACAAATTTAACGCTGTGAAGATTGAAAAGGATGGAATGAAGTTTGATAGCCAAAAAGAGTACAAGCGCTATATCGAGCTTACAGCGATGCAGCAGAGGGGTGAAATTCAAGATTTAAAGTGTCAGGTCAAATTTGAGTTGGCACCTAAAGTAAAGATTGCAGGTGAAAAGAGGGCTAAACCTGCTTTGAGGTATTTTGCAGATTTCACATACATCAGTAATGGGGCGTTGGTTGTTGAGGATGTGAAGTCAGTAGTAACACGGAAATTGGAAAGTTTTCGTAATAAGAAACACTTGATGAAAACAGTACACGACATTGACATTAAAGAAGTTTAAGGGTGATGGGATGAATGCAACAGCGGAAAAATTTGAACAGTTTGAATGGTTGACTCATGGCATCTCAGCTAAGACAGCCAACTATGAACCAAATGTGCGCGGCACCGGGGAGAAGCCTTTGAATTACGAAGATCGTTTGGGTGCTATTGCTTCAATGGAAACTCAGCTTGCAAAGTCTGTAACAGCATTAATTGTATTTGAGGGTAAATCAGAAAGTGATTACGAATATGTGCGTAATCATTTGGTTAATATTATGCTTCAAAACGCTGTAGCGGATAAAAAGCGTGAACCAGAACAAATTACAATGAATCATATGGCTTACCTGATTGCTCGTATGGTGATTGATTTCGCTTTGAATCCTGAATTAGAGAATAACTTTACTGCACAGGGTCGTTTGTATTATGCGGGAATTAATAGCCATCAGATGGGTATTGAGAGCTATCGTAAGACATGGAAGTGTTATGAAAACTTAATGGGTTTGGCAATTGAGTCAGCGATTGATGAGGCTTCAAAGGCTGTTGAGTTGTATAAGAAAAATACTTACAAAGAAATGCGTGCTTAGGGATTCCGTTTAAATGGAAACTAAGGTATAGTTTTTCTATACTGGTCGTATTACGGTTTGACCAACTAAGTTTCCAAGACTCATCATATGATGGGAGCCTGTACCGTATTTTGTGTAAGTTCCATTTTTTATAAATGACCTTTTAGTCGATCATCA